CTTGATGTTGCCCGCGCCGTCGCGGCCCAGCAACTCGGGCGGTTTGTGGATGACGTGGTCGGTGAAGATCATTGGCAAGATCCCGGGCGCTTCTTTACCAAGGGTCCTCGTTGCCGGTCGCAGTTGAGGGTTCTTCGGTCAGCTTGGGTTGGTCTTCTTTGGGTTTGATGAAGCCGCCGAGGAATTTTATGTCCGTTTTGCTCACGCGTTTCCACGCGCTCAAGCGGTATTCTTTGATCGTCCCGTCAGGCATTTCGAGCATGGCGCTTCCCGTGAAGTCGGGCTGCGTGTCGTTGGCTTTGCGGGTGTTTTGGAACAATGTCCAGGTGTTCGGTTTGGGTTGGTATGTGCTCATAAAAGTTGGTTGGTTTTTGAAAGATGCTGTCGTAGTTGCGGCCGTATGTTTTTAGATTTACCGGGCGCGGTCGGCTGCCTTTGCCTGCTCCGCTCATCGTTCTTCCCGGCTCACCATATCCATCACTTGCAACACGTCGTCGAGAGCTCGCACCATGCCGCTGTGCACGCTGCACATGCTTTCGTATCCGTCGTAGCGCCGGCTGTCGCCTGACTCGCGGGCCGCGTCAGCGTATTTCCGATTTAGCGCGTAGCGTTCCACCGCCCGGGTTTTGAATCCTTGAACTGCCGTGCGGATCTTTTCCCCTTCCAGGGACAGTCTCTCGTTGTGCTCGCGTTCAATCTGCCAGCGCTGTTGCCAGGCCGCGGTCGTGTTGAGCTCGGCGTTGATGCGTTCGATCTTTTCTTGATGGCTCATAGGTCAATGTCCGTCTTTGTCTTGATACGACTTATTGGTGTGCTGTGTTGCTCCCTGCCGATCTTCGGACCGGTTGGAGTAAAGTTTCTCCGTGCTGTTGCGGAACTTGGTGATTTCGGCGTCAAATACTAATTCAATGCGGCCAATCGGTCCGTTGCGCTGCTTGGCTAAGATCAGAACCGCCTTGCCTTTGTCTTCTTCCTTGTGCGTTACCCGCTCCGGGCGATGCAGCAGGGCGACAACATCGGCGTCTTGTTCGATGCTGCCGCTCTCGCGCAAATGGCTCAGCTTGGGCTCGGCTCGTTCTTCCGCGTCGCGGTTCAGTTGGCTCAAGGCGATGACGGGCACGCCGAGCTCCATGGCCGTCTGCTTGAGTCCGGAGCTGATCTCGTCAATCTCGAGCCGGCGGTCTTGTGCGGCGCGTTTGCTCGAGCCTTTCATCAGCTGGAGGTAGTCGACGATGAGGAGCTTCACTCCGTATTTGGCCACGGCGCGGCGGGCTCGAGCCCGGAAGGCGGCGATGCTCAGGGCGGGTGTCTCGTCGATGTAGAGCGGGGCCTGGCTGATCTCGTCGTGCTTGGCGCCGAGGTTTTGCATGTCGGTCTTGGACATAAAGCCGTCGCGGATGCGCTGGAGCTTGACGCCGGCTTGGGTGCAGAGGACGCGTTCCATCAAATCGGCGGCGCCCATCTCGAGGCTGAAGAGGGCGGTGGGGACTTTGTCGGCCAGGCAGGCGTGCTCGGCGATGTTTGTGGCGAAGGCGCTTTTGCCCATGCTCGGCCTGGCGGCGATGATGATGAGCTGCGAGGGCTTGAGGCCGGAGGTCATGCGGTCAAAGTCATGGAATCCGGTGGCGATGCCGATGGGCTTGCCGCGCTTTTTGTAGGCTTGCTCGATCCGGTCGGCGGCTTCGCTGACGGCGGTGGCGCAGTGCTGCAGGCCGGTTTGTTTCGTGTCGAGGCGGAGGTCGAGGAGGCTTTTCTCGCTGGTGTCGAGGATCTCGTCGCTGGTGCGCTGGAAGTTGCGGGCTTCGAACATGAGCTCGACGCCGATGCGGTGGATCTCGCGGCGGCGCCAGTAGTCGCGGAGCTGGTCGGCCCAATGGCTGACGGTGGCGGCGGAGCATTCGACGCGGGTGTATTCGGCGGTGATGAAGCCGGGCCCCCCTTCGATCTTCTCGAGCTCGCCGGTCTGGCGGAATCCTTCGGTGAAGGTGAGTAGGTCGATGGGCTGACGCTTGGCGCTGAGGGTCTTGAGGACTTGCCAGGCGGTCGCGTTGACGGGGGCGAAGAACCAGTCGTCGTGCACGAGTTCGATGGCGGCGTCGAGGGCGGTGGTGCCGCCGTTCAGCACGCTGCTGATCAGGCCGGCTTCGGCGGGCTGGGACCAAAGGGGGATGGCGTTGGGGTCAGGATTCATGGGAATTGGAGATTTGAAATTTGAGATTTCAGAGGGTCGGAGTTGCAAGAATGCAAAGCCTCCATGGCGACGAGGACGGCGCTGCACTGGGCCGGGCTGGCGTCTTGTGAGGTGTCGAGCCCGGCGACGTAGCGGAGGGCGTCCCGGTAGACTTCGCTCTCGCGTTCGAGGCGCCGGATTTTTTCAAGCCGGTCGTGGACGATAATGAGGAGGTGGGCGTTCTCTTTTTCAAGACGCTGAAGGTCGGGGTTCATGAGGATTGGAGATTTGAGATTTTAGGACGTTGCGGGCGAGCTCGAGGGCGGTGAAGAGTTCGACGCGGGCGTAGTCGTAGATGGCGTCGGGTTGCTGGAATCGCTGGTGGGCGGCGACGATGAGGCGGTGGAGGGCTTGCTCGAGGTGGTCGCGGCGTTTGTGGGCGGCGTCGAGAGCGGCCTCTAAGCGGTCGAGGTCGAAGGCGCTGATGGTGACGTCGTGGGTGCGGCTCATGATTGGAGATCGAATTCGACGGCGGCGAGGGCGGCTTCCCGGGCGTCGAGGGCGAGTTGGTTGCGCGGGGTGCTCAGGCGCAGGGCGTAGACCAGGAGGGCGACTTGCTCGGCGGCGCGGTCGTAAAGCCGGGCAAGCTCGAGGGCGCTGGGTGCGGGGCTGGTGCCGCGGGGGAATTTGTCGTAGGGGACAAACTCGATGCGGCCGAGTTGGTGGGTGGGCATGGGGTTCATGGGTGTGAAGGGATTGCCCCTGCCTGTTTCATGCGGTGCACAATATTGTGGCGGCCGGTCGGCGGATCTCCCGCCGCACCATGGGTCAGGGGCAAAGTGTTCATGCGTAAGGGCCGCCTCCGTCGTCGTCGAACATGACCAGAAGAATCATGGCGATGAGGGCAATGAGGGCGGTGTAGGCCAGGAAGCTCGTGGTCGTCATGCGGCCTCCTCTCGTTCGGCGGCGGCAATGACTTCGAGGATCTCTCGGCGGAGGGACTCGGGGATGTCGGACCACTGGGAATAGGGCATGGTGTCCGGATCGATGTCCGGATAAAGGGCGACCAGGGCGGCGTGCCAGATGTCAGCGGGCGGCCCCCCTTTTTCTTTTTTTTGCGAATTTCCGGAGGCGAGGCCGTGACGCTCGCAATGGGCGGCGGCGCGGGTCAGCTCGCCGGACCAGTTGTTCAGCAGGGTGGCGAGGTCTTTGCGGCGGTAGTCGTCGCGGCTGGCGATCACGTCGCAGTAGTAGGACTCGAGCTGGCGCCATTCGTCGTCGGTCGTGGCGGCAACGGCGGCGAGGTTGGTCTTCCAGGCGCGGGCTTGGCTGCGGTCAAGCGGGGTGCCGGGGCGCATGCGGAAGATGGCTTTGGCTCGGAGGAGGCTGGGATCTTCAGCGGGCGGAGCCGATGGTGCCTGGTCCCCGCTTGCGGGGACTATAGGGGTATCCCTTCCCTTCCCTGTTCCATTCCCTGTTCCCTGATCCTGCGTCGATTGATCAACGAGGACTCGTCGATCGTTCGTCGAGGATTCGACGAGCGCATATTGCTTAAGGCGAGAGGGTTGCGGACGGTCGACTCTTTGGTGCTTGCGGAAGCTGACGACGCGCCCGACCGGCCGCTCCACGGTCCCGCATAGCGCAATCCATCCGCTGCGCGAGAGCTCGTCGAGCATTCGCCGAACATTCGACGAATCTTCCCGGAACAAGACGGCGCCGCGGATATAATCCGGATCGGCGTCAAAGTAGCCTTCGTCGTCCGCGAGGTTAAGCAGGCCGAGGGCTAGGATGCGGGTGTCGTAGGGCAACCGGCTCATGACCGGGTGGACCCAAAATTCGGGTTTTACTGTGCGGATTCGCATGGTGGGGTTTCTGTTTTAGGTTTGATGAAGTCAGGATTACGGCGGAAAGGATTGTCCCAGCGGATGCCGCGGCGTTTGGCCCATTCGTTGAGGGCCCGGTTGAATCCGGCGCTGTCGATCTGCTCGTAGCCGATCGTCCCGGGCTCAATCTCCAAGGTGTGATGGTTCATTTTTTTCATGGCCGGCGTCGGGCGATGCGCTGACCAATGATCAGCCAGCCGGGATAGCCGACCAGCTGCCGGCGGCCGTTACTCTCCCGGGCCACGTCAGGGGCTTTGGGCGCGGCCTGCGGCGCCTTGGATGAGGTTAAAATTTTGCAGCAGGGTTTCATCGGTATTTGGGGGCAAGACGATGCTGTGTGGCTTCGTATTCGCCGCGGTCATTGATTTTCACCGCAAAGCGTTCGCCGTTGCGGTAGTTGGCGCCGTCGCGGACCCGGACATTGCAGAAGCCCGCCTTGCCTTCGATTTCGCAGCCAAGAATTTGCGGGTTTAGATAGCGGCGCCGGACGATGGCGTTGTCTGGCTCAACTGCAGCGTCGCCTGGCCGCCACTCAGTATCGGGTTGCGGCTGCAGGGCCCCGGCCACTTTTTTTATTCCGGCCGGGGTAAGCACGCGCAGGCCCCCTTCTTTTTTTTCGTAATCGGCGCCTTCATCGAGCGTGCCGGTGGCTTCGCGGATGGTCATGTTGGTCCCCCGCCCTTCTTTTTTGGTGTGTCTTGGCATAAAATGGTGGCGGCGAGCGGCCCCCCGACCGCACCGCCGCCTTCCGCGGCCGCGTCGTGGCATCGACCGCCGGCGCCCCCTAATTGTTCGCCAGCATTAGATGCCGCTTCGCCTTCCGCAGAATGGGCCCTTTGCCCAAAATTTTGTTTGTCGTGATCAATCATCCCCGGGGCAGGCGTGTCACAAGGGGCACCCCCTCCCCCCCCATCACCGGCCGGCCCGCTCTCGAGCACCGCGGCGCCCGGGCCCGCGGCGGCCGTGGCCCGCGCCGTGGCCCGACCGGCTCCGTCGACAGAGTCCAAACCCCGGGAGGCATCTGATATCAAATCAGATCCGGCCGCCGGCAGCGCCGGCACCGCGCCGACCAGGCCGGCCGCCTTTTGTCCAGGCGTTTCCCCGGGAACACCCATCGGCACGACCTCGATCACCTCCGCGTCGACGACCGGCAGCGAGTCGAGGAACGCTTTCACCTGGTCCGGCTTCACCTCGAGCCGCTCGACCCGGGCAGTCGCCTCGCCGGACAGAAGCTGCATCTTGTCGACCATCACGGCCGCCACGATCGCCGCGTCCTTCGCCAGCTTTGTTTCCGGCAGCAGCTCGAGCACCTTCTCCACCCCGAGCCTGGAGGCCCGGCGCAAATCCCGCAGCAACTCCTTTTTATCCTGCTCTATGGAAAACCCTTCACGGTCCCGCACCGCGCAAACCGTATTCCGACTGATACCCAGGGCCCGGGACGTGGCCGAGATGCTCAGCCCCTCGGCCGCCATCCGCACCGCGGCCGCGTAAACGCCCGGCCGGTCCCGGTGCAGCCGCTCGCCGGTGAACTCCCCGGCGCCAGCCAGCTTTTCCGAAGCCTCCTTTTCCTCCTCAGAAAAAAAAGAAAAGGTCGGGGCGGCGCGATCCGCTTGCACGGCCGCCTGGATTAGCGAGCCCGGCGTCGTCATGCTGCTCGCAGCCGCGGCCGGCGGCATACCCGTTGGGATTCGAGCCAGGCCGCGGCAGCCGGCTCCGGGATCAGCGCCCGGGCGCCGACCCGATAATGCTCGAGCTCGCCCGAGCTCAGCGCCCGGCAGACCGTCCGCCGGCTCACCCCCAGGTGATCGGCCAGGCCGGCGATGGAAAACACCCGCGGCAGCAGGCCGCCCGGATCACTTGGCAATGATTTACCCATAAAAAAAAAGAAAAGGCCGGGACGTTAGGCCGGTTGGACGTGGCAGGCCTCGAGCGGCATATCGTGCTCCGCCGAGTATTTGACCAAGGCGCCGGCGGCCGACTCCGCCCGGACGACTTGTCGCCAGGGCCCGGTGAGGCTGCAGAACCCGTAGACCATCCACCGGGCCACCGGCCGGCTCGAGCTCCGGCCCGCCGGCCGCGCCGAGCGCCGGCCGCGATCCTGCAGCACCGCGGCCGTCATCGCAGCACCCTCCCCAGCGCCGAAAGAAAACCACCCAGCGACCAGACGAAGGCCGCCAGCCAAACGAGAAGACACATCGAATCACTCACGACGCGGCGCCCTCCGGTTCGACCTCCTCGAGCCCGCGGCGCCGGCGCTCGATTTCAGTCATGATGATTTGCCGGACGGCCGCGGATCGGCTCAAATACTGGCTCCGCGCATGCTCGTCGATTTTCTCGAGCATTTCCGCCGGCACAAGAACGGTGAGGAACTTACTGGGCATCCGGGCAGTCTTGCAAGAACTTGCAAGAACGCAAGAAAATTCTTGCAAGAGCCACGCACCAGGTCCACCGTGACCCCATGAAAAGCACCAAAAAAGGCAGCGGCACCGGCCCCGGCAAGGGTTCCACCTACGTCAGCACCACCATCAGCCTGGAGATCGACGCCGAGCTCCGCCGGCTGGCCGCGGCCTCCGAAATCACCCGGACGGCCATGGCCCGGGAATGCATCACCGACGCGGTCACCCGCGGCCTTACCATCACCCGCAGCGCCAGCCACGCGGGCAAGATCGTCGACCTCCCGGCAAACACTCCGCCGGCCGGCGGCCACCGAGCCCGCCGCTAACGACCCTACCTTGGCCGGAATATAAAGCAACGAATATCGCCCGCGGCCCCTGGCCCGGTTCCCACTGGTGAAATCCCCCGGAAAAAACTTTATCTTTCCCGCTTGACTCCTAGCGTGCGCACGCTAGATTGCACCTCGTAGTTGGGTCAATTTACCTAGCTACAGAACAACAAACCCGGACGAGCCGACCGGATAAAAAACGGGCAAATTAAAAAATGCAAACGCAAGACAAACAGACCGCGACAATCGTCGCGGACTTCACCCCGAAATTCAACCCCCGGCACCGCAAGGAAACCCCGTGTTTCCTCGAGGTCCGCGAGGTCATCACGTTCGACCAGGACGCCACCGACCCGCGTCACCGCGTGCACGCACCGGTCGAGTTGCGACTCTACGGCACCGGCCGCACGAATAGCGCGTGCCTCTGGATCAACCATAACGGCACCCACCGCGCCGCCAGCGGCATCGCCGGCGGGTCCGGCTACCACCGGCCCAGCGCCGCGGCCGGCGGCGCCATCGCAAACGCCGGGATAAAGCTCAGCAAGGACATCGACGGAGTCGGAGACAATGCCATCGACGAAGCCCTTTGCGCCATCGCCGAAGCCCTCGGGCTCACCAGCTACGGCATCACCCGCAACCACGCTTGACCATGACCACGCTTGCCATCACCTGCTTTGTCATAATCCCGGCACTTGCCAGCGGCATCATCCTGTTAATCGACAACAATTCCTGACCATGACCACGCTGAACAAACCCATCGCCCGCAAAGCGCACACCCAGCCGGCCGCCTACGGAGTCCGACCGGAGCTCATCATCTCGCTGCACCCCGGCGGGATCATCGCCATCCGCGAAGCCGGCCGGCGCGAAGCCTCCGGCATCATGTTCGAGGCCGCCCGGCTTTACGTCGACGGCATCCGCAACAAGGCCGCGCAGATCCGCGCCGAGAAACGCAAAGCCCGAGCCGCCAAACGTCGTCGCTGACATGACCTCGACCGTCTTCATCCTGGCGTGCTCCGCCACGAAAACCGCACAGCTCCGCGCCGGGTCCTGCCTGGCGCGGAGCGCCTACGCCGGCCAGCTGTTCACCATGGCCCGCGACCGCATCGAGGCCGCCCGGCACGATTATGTGATCCTCTCCGGCAAATATGGCTTCGTCTCCCCGCTCAAGCTCATCGCCGACTACGAGCAGCGCATGCAGCCCGTCCGCAGCCCGGCCGACATGCCGCACGCGTTCGAGCGCCTGGTCGGCGATCCCACCGGCGCCGGGCTCCGGTGCGCTTCCCGGATCATCGTCATCGGCGGCCGGCTCTACGCCGAAGCCGCGGCCACCCTGCTCCGCCGGCACGTCGAGGCCCCGCTCGCCGGGCTCCCGATCGGCCGCATGATGCAGCAGGTGAAAAGGGGACTCATCGAAAGCGAGCTCGCCCGCGACATCCCGCACCGGCAGACCGACCTCGAGCTCGCCGCATGACCGTCCGACCGCGCCCGGGCACGTCCCGGGCGCCACGGACGGCCACCAGGCCGACCAACCAACCACAACCAACCCGGACGAGCCAACCGACCAAACGGGCACA